GGACCTCTTTCCCCAACTATTGTCCAACCTGAAGATTGACCACCAATAGCTTTTTGATCAATGTCACTTATATTATCCAGCATACTCCAATTATATGACCTATTCTGACTTCCATAACCATACTGACCAGTATCTAAAAATTTAAGTGCGTGTCTATAATAACTATCATCACGAATAGGTTTAGAATCTCTTTCATCTTCAAGAATTTTCATTAATTTTAATCTATTTTCTTGTGTGGGTCCACCCATAGCCTCCAAATCTCCCAAAATCTCTTTCTCTCTACTACCTAATCCTTGATGAGAAGCTGCTATAAGAATACCAACACCTGCCCAAACAAATGGATTTGCTAATAATAACATCAATCCTTTCACAGCAGTAGCAACAGCAACTAGTTTAACACCAATATCCAATGCAATTAAAGCACCTAATCCACCTACTATCCACTTCCAATTATCTTTCATTCCACTAAAGAATTTAGATATACTATGTCTATTATTTTCATTATCTAACCAATCAAATGCAGTGGTTAATGCTATGCCAGCACCAATAGTAGTAAAGAATTGTACTAACTTACCTAAAATACCTTTATTAGAAAGTTTTGCACCTTTCTTACCAGATTTAAAACCTAAAATATTTGATGCTGTTTTCTTTTCTAAATTATCTTCCTTTTCTTTTCTTCTTAATTTAATTCTTTCTTTATTCAATAAAAGATTCTGTGCTTTCTCCTCTGTTATACGATTAGCAAAATCTGCTGCTAATGCATTACCAATATCACCAATAAGTTCACCAGCTTCATTTTGTTCCTGACGTAAGGATTGAACATCTGCTCTTAATGCATCAACAACTCCATGAAGAGGAGATGGTTCAGATGGTTGATCTATTTTACCAATTTCAAGTGGTTTTGGACTAAATCCAGCAGACTTTGCAACACCACCAAAAGGAATTTTGGCTACAGAAGCAATAGGAGCACTAGAACGAAATACCGAACTAGATACAATCGATTTTCTTAAAGATGGTTTCTGTGTCTGTAAATTAATTAATGCCACTCTGTTGCTTTTGCTTTAAATTTTCTTCTTCAATATATTGTTGTAATAAAGAAACATAAACTTCCCTTTCCCAAGGGATCATATTTTCAAGCTCTGTTAATGAGTATTTATGGTGTTGCATCAATGCAAAATTAGTTTTATAGTATGACTCTAAACTAGTATGAGCCATACCTAGCTGAAAAAAGCAGCTAAACCCTCCAAAACTACTTCACTTTCTACATCAGTCTTAGGATTCTTTACCTTTATCGTGTGTGAAAGTTTAGGCATAGTATCAAAGAATTTTTCAATATCCTTAAATTGTTTTGTATTCAATTGATCAACAAACTCTTCAAGTTCTTTCGGTGTAGAATCAGAAGCACTCCAACTTTCTTCATCATTATAGATCAATTCAATACATGATGTAATCATGTGCATAGTTGTATCAACATCTGTTGTAGACTCTGCATCAAAATTAGACGAAATAAATTCAGTAAGAGATGGATACTTTAACTTTATTGATAAATTATCATCTAACTTGATAATATCTTTGTGATCCTTATTCTTCTTTACTTTAATAGCATCAATATCAATAGGCATCTGAACGGTTGTTTCACCATCATCAGGACATGTAATATTAACTTCAACCTGTTCTCCAACAGATTTTGCACGAACATTTAAGAATAGGTACTCAATATCAAAAGTAGAAAGTTTCTCAACCTTAATACCCTTAGTGAGAATACATGAATTTAAAATATCAACAACAGCCGAAGTAATCTGAGACATATCTTCAGACTCCAGTGCGATTATTAAAATCTTCTCTTCTCTGACTAAAAAAGGACGATATTTTATCTTCTTATTAGAAGAAGGTAAAACCAAATCATAAGTTGGTGTATTAATTTTTGGTAAAGGCATAATGTGTATAGCACTTCAGTATTATTATATATACGTGATTTTCTAGAATACGACGTAACGGTCAAAGTTAAAGCTTACAGTAACTTTTAGTACATCAGCGTCACCATATGAAACCTGTACTGGTGTTATTGCTTTAGGGAAGGCATTTATAAATTTATATCTTAATTCACGTCTATGGTTTTTTTCAAATTTAGTAATCTGCATACTATTGACTTTATAATTATCAGGATATTGCATTCTTCTATAGAAACCCTTATCCTGTTGCCTCAGTCTTCTATTTGCTCCACTACCAATATACTCCATCCAACCTTCAAAAATTTTCAATATTGTATAGTCTTGGTCAACATAGAAAGTAAAATCCATATCGGTAAATAATCTAGTATGAGCATATTCCTGCGGAATTCCCATAAAACTATCCTTTACTTCTGCTGTTGCGAGATTGGAAGTTGGTAATGATGCATCACTACAAAGAATTCCTGCTCTTCTTGAAAGAAAATCTCTAAGATTTTTTAATCTAGAATATCTCTTCAAATATGTCTCAACAGCAGGAGTCAATGAAGAAAAACTAACCACATAATGATTAGTTTGTGCCAAACCCCCAATAAGGGATTTGACCTCTGGCATTGTTATTCTTCTTGCTAATGAATCTGGCACTCTAAATATCTAATATGATTATCTTAGTTATTTATGGCTTATCGAGGAAAATATAAACCAAGGTGTCCCTACAAGTATAAAGGAGACCCAACTCGCATTACATATAGATCCCTTTGGGAACTAAAATTCATGAAATATTGCGACTCAAATATAAATATTCTTGAATGGGGAAGTGAAGAAATAGCACTACCTTATCGTTCTCCAATTGATAATAAAGTACATAGATATTTTCCAGATTTTTATATTAAAGTCAAGGAAAATGGTGGAAAAGTTAAAAGGTATATTATAGAAATTAAACCACTAAAACAAACTATTAAACCTAAGAAACAAAGGAAACAAACAAAAGGTTATATCTATGAAGTATATGAATATGCTAGAAATCAAGCAAAATGGAAAGCAGCAACAGATTTTTGCAAAGATCGTATGTGGGAATTTAAAGTACTAACAGAACACGAATTAGGAATCAAATGAGTCGCTTATCTTCTATAGTAGAAAATTTAATTGGAACCGAAGATCCTGATGATCTAATGTTAGAGTTAATGGATGCTCTGAATGATACAGTAACACCCATACCTGATGCAGGAGAGTTCTATGTTTTTGTATATACCCCTAAAACTCCAGGTATTCGATATGATCAAAATCCCTTTGTGGCAGTAACAGATATTTTTCCTTGGGGATTCCGTGGAATTAACTTTCACTGGGGTGAATCTAGACAATATACATGGACTGAAATAGCAGGACAGCTCTATCAAGTCACTAATGATGAGATAAATGACCTTGAAAAAATACCTTTTGCAAAATTCATGCTAAATAGATAATAATACCAATAATAGGTCGATATGAAAAATTATATAGGTACAGATGGATTAGAATATGATTGGAGAACTGGTAGACCAATAATTAAGGATGCATCTAAATTTTGGGGGACAGGTCAATATGCTAATGAAGCTGATAGTAAAGTTAATGACGAAACTGGTTTATCTAACAATGAGGCTTTTGCTGATCTAAAAGAGGATGATATAGATTTAGATGAGGAAATAGAATCTGATCATCTTTATGCAGAAGAACATAAAGACATCAATGACTACCATACAAAAAGAAAATCCAGATTAGAAAAAGAAAAGAAAGAAAAAATAGGTGATATAAAACCAAAAAAACTGGGAAAAGGTAATAAAATAACTAAACCTACACCACCAGGTATATTAAGATATCCTTATGAGGGTATGACACAACATACTGATTATTTACAGATAGATATTGTTGAATATAAACCTGTTGGAAGAGAGAAAACTAAAGATAAAACCGTAAAAGTACCAATAAAACAAATCGAAGGAGTAGAACATGATTTATTTGAAAAGAAAATAGTAAAAGGTCAAGGAGCCAAATTTAAAGGAAAAATGGGTGGTAGAAGAAATTCACTCAATAGATCAGTTGGTCGCACAAGATCATATGCACTATCAAGAAGACCACTAAAGAATGAAGGAACTATATTATTACCAATTCCATCAAATGTACAGGATGGAAACTCTATTAAAGTTGGTGAGAATAGTTTAAATGGACTTCAGGCAGCAGGTGCTTCTGGAATCATGGATGCAATGACTCCAGATTTAAAGAAGGTTCAAGGTGTTAAAGATGCTGCAGGTAAAATAGCTACTGGATTAGCAGATGCAGCAACAAACTTCAGTAATCAAACAAAAGCAGGTGCTACACTAGATGACATAAAAAGTGTTGCACTTAATAAATTAACAGCATCTGCACTAGGTATATTTGGTGGAAATATAACAACGAATCAATTACTGGCAAGACAACGTGGTGAAATAATAAACCCAAACATGGAGTTATTATTTGATGCTCCCACAATAAGAGCATTTAAATTCCAATTTAAAATGACTCCAAGAAACCGAAGAGAAGCAGAACAAATAAGATTAATTATAAGAGCATTTAAAAGAAATATGGCTCCAAAAGCAAAAGGAGGTACAGAAAAAGAAAGTGGATGGTTTTTAAAAAGTCCAAATGTATTTGAGTTAAGATACAGAACTGGAAATATGGATCACAACTATCTACATAAATTTAAACAGTGTTTTCTTACTGATATATCAGTTAATTATACTGGTGACGGTGTGTATTCTACATATGAAGATGGATCACCAGTTTCATATCTAATGGACTTATCATTCAAAGAACTTGAGCCAATATATGATATTGATTATGATAATGTTCCAGCAAATGAAGGAGTAGGTTACTAAAATGTCATATTTCAGAGAACTACCAGATTTATTATATCCATCATTTCTTTCTGATAAGAACTCATCATTTGACTATGTTGAAGTAAAAAACTACTTCCGTAGAATCAAACTAAGAGATGATCTTCAGAATGTTTTTACCTTATTTGACAAATATCAACTACCACACGGATCTAGACCAGACACTGTTGCCGAAGAATACTATGGTAGTGCTGAATTAGATTGGGTTGTATTAATGACTGCTGGTATTATTAATGTAAGAGATGAATGGCCTCTTGAAGATAATCAACTCTATGATTACTCTCTAGAAAAATATGGAACAGATCTAAATGCTACTAAATTCTACGAAACAAAAGAAATTAAAGATAGTAAAGGTAGATTAATTATGCCAAAAGGAAAGCACGTTGATAGTAACTTTTCTCTCTCATATCATGATGGTGGTAATGTAACTGTTTCTGGAACAGATGCCAGAACAGGAGTTAGTAATTATATCTACGAAGTACGTAAGAATGATGATAAAAGAAGCATATATCTATTGAAACAGGGATATTTGCAACAATTCTTAAATGATATGAGAAATATAATGACTTATGACAAATCTTCAGAATATATTAACGATAAGATGATAATGGCAGTCAACGTAGACTTATTAATGCCATAAAAAAAGGGGTCGTGAGACCCCCTTTCTAGTATCATTCTTCTGCCAGTTGAGCAAAGTACGATAGTGCATCATCTTCATCATCATTTGATGTTGATCTTGATGATGTTGTAGCAGCAGTAACTAATTCTTCTGCTGAACCACGATCAGTATCTTCATCAATGACTTCAGGGTCTTGACGTACTGGAGCTTTGTTTCCAAGAACATAACCAAGACGCTTCTTCAGTTCGTCATAAGATTTGAACTGATCAGCAGCAACAAACTCTTCAAGAGAGAATTGCTTCTTCCAAAGTGCTTCTAGTGCATCATCGTCATCTAATAGAGGACTTTGAGCAGCAAATTCAGAACTGTCATAATTTCTATAACCAGCAACGTTCTTTGCTTTCAACTTGAAGTTGGCACCTTGCCAGAAATCAAATGGATCGATTGCTTCTTCATCCTCAAACTCAGGTTGCATTGCTGCAGTTAGTTTGTCAAAGATTTTCTTGCCAAACTTATACAAGAAGACTTGTCCTTCGTTCTCAGGATTTGCAGGATCCTTAACAACATATATGTTACTGATGTAAGTAAGCTTACGCTTCTGCTTACGTGCTGTTTCTTTACCAGCATCAGTACCATTGTTCCAGAGAGTAGTATTAAACTCAGAAACTGGATCTTTCTGACCAAGAGTGGTTAGAGAGTTCTCAATATACCACCCACCTGGTCCTTGAAAGGCATGAGAGTATAGTTTTACAAACGGTAGATCCTCACCGCTAGGAGCAGGAAGGAAACGTATTACGGCATATCCATTACCGCTTTTGTC